CTTTACTTAACTTACTATACTATTATACTATCACTTTGGCCAAAAGTCAACCATTTTGACGTCTTATTTCCTCTTATAAGTTATTGATATTACTACGTTTTCAATCTTTTTTTAATTATTTTTGATTTTGGAGCCAGTTTTGGAAGGCAATTTCACCATTTTTGAGCGATTTTTCCCACTCAATTGCGGCATTTTCGTCAGCATTGTCAGAAACATACTTAAAACATCGGAATTTGACATTTAATTTAGCACAGACAACTGCTAAAGCATATCCTTCCATATCTACTATATCTATGTTAGCATATTTGAACCAAGGGTCATCGGTGTTTACAAAACTGTCACCCGTGCCTAATGTAATATTAGTATGGGAATTAAGTATTATAGCATGGGCAAAATCATCTTGCTGATATGGAGTTTCACCACGAGGTGCTAGGGGCTCTGCTACCATATCTCGTTGTAAAATTGTATCTACTTCAACTAACCCTGTGTGTTTACCGTTTACTGCTCCTGCAGATCCAAAGTTAATGACCTCAGTAGCGCCAGTTTGCAAAATAGCCTTTGTTAGGGCAAATGTGGCATTTATTTTACCTACGCCCGTGTATACTATTACATAATCTTCTGGTTTATTAGCACGGTTAAATTCTTGTTCAAGAGCGACAGATAATAACTTCAAGCGACTTACTCCTATAAATAATACACTATTATAACACACAACTATCGTTGTGTCAAGTATTTACTCATCGATAATATAACCATATAAATATCATAAAGCAAGGAGCAATGGATGATGACACAAAAAGAAGAAAATATAAAAAACCGCGAGCATATTAATGGGGCTCAGGCATACAACATATTTCCCACAGACAATTTACAAATGTATGATTGGCTTCGTGACGGAGAGCATCCAAACGGCAATCACGGGCCGTGCCACATACCGTGGATAATGCTAAACAACGAATTTGAAACAAAAGCAGAGTGGCCGTACAAAGAAATGTACGAAGAAGCAAAAGCATTAGACGAAAAAGGGTTAATACCCAGTTACAATGATTCAAACAATGTAGGTTGGGGAGCCGTAGCACTATACGGACTAAGTAGTGACTCTACGTTGCCGCCAGAAGAATACGGCTATGCTAATTATAATGAGGCTAGGGCCGCTGGTGCTCTTGGCTGGACTGAAATTGCTGACGAATGCCCAGTAACTACAAAATTTTTCAAATTAGACTTCCATCACAAACGGTATAATAGAATTAGGTATATGAAATTAGAGCCCGGCGGAATGATTCGATGGCATCATGATACGCCAGACGGTGAAGAACCAACATATCCACTAGGCGTGTATAATATGGCATTAAACAATCCCGAAGAATGTTTTTTCCACATGGGGATGTGGGGCAACATGCCAGTTGAAGCAGGTAGTATGTGGCTATTTGCCAATGAGCACAATCATTGTGTGATTAATAATTCAGACGAACCTCGTTATCATATGATTGTTAGTGGAACCCCAGACGAATTATTTTGGGCACCGGTTATTTCAAAAAGTTTTAGAGATCAATGGCCTGGTATTTACTTGGAAGAAATTGATGGGGATATTGTAGAGGCAAATGAAGGGTTTATGCCCGGCGAGGACACTGACGAATAATGATCAGCTGGAGTTTCATACGAAATAAAGTTGCGTTAATACAATGGGACTACCGAGAATTTCTCGATTCAAAAATAGATACTATAAAAGACTCAGGCGACTATGGATCCAATCTTACAACAGCCAATCACAACGAACTCAAAGACATGTTTGCGTTTGAATACACTGGTCCTATCGTAGAATTAGGAATTGTCAAAGCAATACAAAAAGCAAACTGTAAATTTGCTATCATTCAAATACCAGGTAGCACTATTGCTAGAGAATTTACAATAAGAGCAATGAACTATATGGAGAAACATCCAGACTGCGCTGTGCTTGGCCAGGTTATACATAAAGTCGACGATGAAGGTGATAGATGGTGGGGTATTATGCCATATACTATGGTCATAAACCTCGAACACTTTCAAGCCGCAGGCAGATTATTCTTTGGCAACAGACGTGATCGGCCAGAACTAGGACAAATGTTTCCTACTGTCATAGATACCGATGGTGTATTAACAACTAACGGCGAAGAGGGACCATTATCCTCTGATAGATTGTTTTATGGTTGGTGGTGGGTATGTAAATTTTTACAAAGCGGCAAGGAAATACATTCTTTAGACGACCGTATCAATCCATTTAGGCAGTATGTGTATTATGAGAGAAATCACGATTTGAATAAACATAACTGGTTATTAAACAATATGAGCAATTACGTAGAAGATGGAGAGGCTCCGGACGAATATGAGTAATGAACCCAGTCAAAACACCGACTACGAAAAATACCTAATAGAAAATAATGATTATACATATTATCAAGATAGGTTAATTTTACAAACTAACTTAATTTTAGTAAATCCCAACGAAGAAACAGAATTTTATGGTGTGCTAGTTGGAAATGTTGTCGACGAAATTAAGAATGTTAACACTATCCACGAAGCAAAAGACATAATAGCATTAAAAAAACATGATTGGTATATTGTAGTAGAACGTGATGCTCATTTCAGTGAAACTTTATTTGTACAACTAATGATGCGTCTTGATAGTATCAATGCTGGTATTAGTACTGGCGATGTTCATGTAATATCACAAGAACAACTGCTAGATAACATACTAATTGAAAAAGATTTAAGAAAATACGAAGACGTAGACCGGCCGCATTGTTCAGATTTAACAACACTAAGAATTAACGAAATAATTAGTCCGTGGTTGAATAACTTATTTGCTTTTAACACCGAACAATATAAAAACCCATTTGAAAAAATAGACAACACTAGATTTGATCATTATGTCATGGTTAGTTCTGGTTGGTTATGGGCTTGGATATTAGAAAGCAATAACTGGGAACCTAACAAATCTTACTTAACGTTGTTTAATATTGACGGTCCGGCATTATCATATATTACAAACCTAGTACATTACTGGTCTCCATGGGATCAATCATATGCCGATTTTGTTACAACCAACGAAACAGCAAAAACTATAATGATTAAAGCAGGTCTTATAGAACCCGAAGACGATCAAACTACTATCAACAAACAAAGTAAAGAGCATTTACAAACTATGTGGGATCATGAGATGGAAAGATGGGCAAGAATAGACAATAGCGAAGATCCTAAAATAGGCGAAGAAGTATTTTTACGTTTTTTTAGAAAATGGCAATGGGCCGAAGCAAACGGTAAGGTTTCTATTGCTAACTTAAATATTATGTCTGATAATTTATTAACAAAAAAACTATCAACATTATGTAAAGGTAGATCATTTTGGTTTGTAAGTAATATATTTGCTAGTTACGGTAGTAGAATGTGGTCAGGTGGTGACAAAGATGTTGAGATGGAGTTTTTTACGGCGTTTAAAAAGCGGTTAAACAAACACGATGTTGTACATGGTAGTTTGCCGTTTAGAGATCCAAAGAAAAAAGTTTATACAGCAAAACGTCCAGTAAAAATATTATGAAACACACTGATATACATTTATACATGCGAGAAAACTATACGTTTATAATAGACGCTAATAAGTTTAACAAGAATACTAAGTTTTTTATCAAACTTGCCAGCTATTGTATTGACGATAAAATAATTAAGCCAAGTAATACATGTGAAACTGTTGGTAATTTCACATGTACAAAAGATAACAAGATAGTTAACGAAGATATACTAATGTTACTAGCAAAACATCAATTAGACAACGAAGCAGGTGTTGTTAAAACACCATGCGGATCTATTGTAGCAACACATTCAGAATTCTCTCAAGATAAAGTGCTAATAATAGATACTAAAGAATTTTATGATGTTTTAGAAATTACTAATGACTGGCAAACTGACAATTATAGCAGAAATGCTATAACAACTACGTTAGGTGGTTATTCACTAGTACATCATATGTATAATACAGAAAAATACAAAAATCCGTTTGTTAAAAAGGCTAAACTAAACAACAAAAAATTTAGTCAGTTTGTTATGTTACCTAGTGGCTTAAAATTTGCTTGGTTATTGCATCAACTAGACTGGAAACCTAGCGATAAACTAGTATTATTTGATGTTAGTAGTTTACCTGTTGCTTTTGCTAAAGAAATGATACTAGCATGGGACGGTACAACACCACTACATGACTGGGCATTAGAACATCCTATAGCAAAAGGTATATTAATAGCAAGTGGCCAAATTAACGAAGGTACTAGACCGGGTGCTGGTCCTAAAGAATGGGATAGCATGTGGGAGAAAGAAATAGAAAACTGGGGCGGCATAGAAAATATCAAATCTACAATGGCTAAACTAAAAGAAGCTGAAGTAAATGGTGACATTACTTGGTGTACAATTAACATAGCACACGACCAAATAGCACAAGACTTAATATTTAAAAACTTAGACAACACACCTACAGTACTTTGGTTAAGTAACATATTTGACTCAAGCCCGATTGGTGCGATTAACTCTACTAATGATGAAAATTTCTATGTAAAAGAAAGCAGATTAGCTCTTGCTAACAAATGGTATAAACAGTTAAGGAGTAACTTACCTGAAAAGAGTCTAGTTATTGGTAGTGTACCAACTGAACAAGATAATACTGTAGTTTTTAGGTCTGGTGAGGCCTTAAAGTAATTTCTTTTTGTTAGACAAATCGTTAGCAACTCTACCGTACATTTTCTTATAAGAATCATCTGGTCCTGTTATAAGCTCTAAATATTCAAATCTAGCTTTCAATTTAGGTGATATTGCTAATATATTAATTACACCGCTACTACCGAATACATTTTTTGTAAACCCTTTATAATTTTCAGGATTAAAGTTTCGTACTGGACACCAGTACATTTGTTTATAACCTAATTTTTCAAATCTATTGTATAATGGAGCAAGGTGTGTTTCTTCATTACATTCAATAAAACATGTTGGTAAATGAGTAGCTAACGTCTTTTTGGCTCCTTTAAATACATCTACTTCCTCTCCTTCTACATCACACTTAATAAAGTCTAGTCTGCCGAACTTTATTTGGTCTAATCGCAATGTTTGAACTAATTCCATCAGCTCACCACTGCTATTTAAACTTGCTTCACCATAATTGCCAGGTACCTGAGGGTTATAATTACTTAGATATCGATTGCCTGCCGACTTGCTCAAAGCATAAGGATAGACTGTTGAATTAGGTACTTGATTTTGTAATAAATTACGTTCTAGCAATCCTCTAGATAACTCATTAGGCTCAAACGAGTGTACATGACCTTTATGAGCTAACTTACTAAACGGTACCGAATGTGTTCCTATGTTTGCACCTATATCAGCTATGTGCCATTCAGGTTCAATTAGTTGTTCTAAACACATTATCTCCCACTCACAATACTCGCCGTATGTCTCTAAACTCTTGCCTATAATAATGTCGTTGTCAAACCAGGTAAATGTACCATGTCTGCACTTTCCGCTTGATATCATTTCCAATTCTCCAACACAACTGGGTCACTTAACACATCACCAGGATTGGGATTACCATGAAAAACTAACACACTTGTATCTTTATGTAATTCAGTATTATCTGAATTATATTCTGTTGTTCCCATACGTTTTAATCCGCCCTTTAATACTTCCCATTTATAACTCATAGCCCACTCCTTGGGCCACCAACATTTAGATTCACCTAATATCCGAGTGAGCCAATCTTGATCTCCGTTATGTCTGCGGATGTTTTCTACTTTTTCTGCTTGAAATTCATTATAAAAATTTGTATGGGCATTTGCGTTAAATGCCATTACACTACTGTTACTTATCGTATAATTAGGCAGAGAGTGCCGGTTAAAGTCCTGACATATTCTAAACTTATCAGTCTTCCATTCAAAGAACTTATCTAGAGATCCTATAATTACAGTATCTAAATCTAAATATAATACCTGTCCTTGCCAATTGTGGGTGTTAAACAAGTTAGATTTGTACCACCATCGTTTTCTATCACTCTCAAACATTGTATCTGTTTCTAATGCTATCGGTATTATGTTAGGATTTGTAATTTCTTCTGGATGTGTTGTTAAACAATAAAAATTAAACGACCCTGTTAGGTTTCTTTTTACACTATTATAAAGTATTTCTACATAAGACATATTATACTTAGGTGGTATCCAAACACATGCTATATTATTCATTAAGTTTTACTACCTACATTTCTTCTTACAATATCATCATGGCTGAACTCTGCCCAGTATAACTCAAATGCTACACCATCTTCTATACCTTCGAATTGATGTACCATTCCGGGCTTAACAACTGTAAAATCCCCAGGTGTTAAAATAGTTTCATCTATTAGCCCCTCTTGGTCGTCACTTTGCCAAACACGAACAATCATTTTGCCTGATTCAACGAAGAATCCGTTAAACTTATACTTGTGTTCATGTTCAGAGCACTTGTATCCTGCTTTAAATTCTATTCTATGAAATTCTAACACACCATTGGCGTGTATTAGTTCTGTTTGCCCCCATAATTTTCCTGCTTTTACTGTCATCTAAATGTCCCCTATTAACGGAAATATTTCAGCAATAATTTTAGCACAGGCATGAGCTATTTCCATATGCTCTTTTTGTGTACCATGGCTTCCGCGTAATTCAATATAGTGTACCCAACTTCGTAACGAGCCATTCATATACAGCCGTGTTTTGGTTAATCCCTCAGGCAATACTTTACGTGCTTGTTCTTTCGCAATCCCGTTGTCAATTGCCCATTCGTATGCGCCTAGTGTGGCATCTATAATCGTTTGTTGTTTGTTTTTCCAGGTACCCTGTAAAACAGCGTGTCCGTCCATTTCCGAATCAAGCGCAATACTGTTTTGTCTATTCTTTGGATCCTGTAAACGTGCTTCAGATATTATAAACATATCGCCCATTTCTTTTGGCTCTGCGTACCGCTGACTAAACTCTTGGAAAGCAAAACTACGGTGTCTAACCATTTGGTGAGCAATATCCCTAGTTGTTTCTATTTCTAAGCAAACATTAACCATTTCAAGTGGTGACCAATGCTGGTGTTTAATCAAATACTTAATTAACTTTCCACTTGTTTCACTGTTTATTTGACTTGCTGGATTGCTCACTTTAGCACAATAGGCTATTAAGTCCTGTACATCTTCTAATCCTAATGCTTTAAACTCTGCTGTGGGTTTTGAATACGATACTAATTTTGCTTTCATAATTTATACTCTTTTATCATTTCTTTAAAATATTCTTGATGTGCCCTACTTGACGGGTGACCTCTTGGCATTATACCTAAGTTATTATCATTACAATAATTTACAAGAGAAGTTTTTGTGTACCAGTTATTGCCATGATGTTGTATTAAAGATGAATCTGTTGGTCCAATGCTTGAGAAGAAATATATGTTAATGCCTAACACTTTACAATATTCCTCAAGATGCTTAAATCTCTTATAGTAATACTGTTCTAGCGTATACTCATTATAACAAAATTTAAACCAACTGTCAATAGAATTCTTCAATCCTGCTAACGGATTTTTAGGTTCTCGTCTATTAGATACACTTTGACTTTGCATACTATCTGTATTAGCATGTGGCCAGTACACTCTACTAATATCTGTCAAGCCTACTAATACAGTATGTCCGGGTTTTATATTTTCATATGCTGTAAAAAGGATTTCTTCATTGCTCATTCCAGCGTTAGCAAAATTTATTAAAGGTTCATTAATATGATTAGCAAACTCGGATGCGATAGTACGCTGACCTTCTAGCTCTTCACCTTGTACCATACTACACCCAAATGCTAACATTTTAAAAACACAGCTTCTTTTTTATACTGTTGCTCTTGCCAAGTATAACCAATTGTTGATAATAGTTCTGTTACTTCGTTGTGGTACTGTTTTTCTTCTGTGGTTCGTCTGGGCAATTCTACAACCAAACATACATCATTATTTTTTAATGTTTCTAATGACCCCAGTATAACCTCTTTCTCTGTTCCTTGTACATCAATTTTCATATACCCAACATTAGTTAAATTATAACCATCTAACGGTGTAACATCTGTTACTATATCTGAACTGGTTGATGCTTTAGTAGAGTCTAATGATGGTGCTCCGCATGACTCTTCATTAATATAAATTGGTTGGTCTCTTAAATTTTCTTTGCCTAATGCTACATTATACAAAGTATAATTGCTTTCACTAATATTACTCTTATAGCATTCTATGTTTTCTTTAACTGGCTCAAAGGCATGAACATGATTGAACTTTTTACATAAATCTCTTGACCAAAATCCAATATTGGCTCCGACATCTATTGCTACTGTATTAAAATCTTTTACATACCCAAGAGTAATATCTCTACTAAACTTTTGATATTCTCCGTCAAACATATAGGTTTGAAAGTGAGTGTCCCATTTAGGTAATTGCCAGCCTTGTATTATTTTCATATCGTATCTCCACCTTCATACCAGCGTTCTATATCATCTTCTGATAACTTGTCTGTGTCTCCTTTCCATATCTCAATAATATGTGCCGGTTCGTCATTTAGATTTCTACCTTTGTGCCAGTATCCTTGTGGTATGTTCACAGGCTGTTGTCGTTCTAATGCCCAAATGTTAGGGCCATCTAACGGATTTCCTAATGGTGATTGATTAACTAATATCTCTGCTCGGCCGCTAACAAGATTCCATGTTTCGCTTCTATGTTTATGACGTTGCATACTTAAACTACATTGAGGATTAATAACTAGTTCTTTAACCATAAAGTCTTTGCCTTTATATAAGTTTCTATAATGCCCCCAATTACGAACAACTTTAGGTGCTTTCCATTCTTCCAATATCCAACTACTTGAATTCTTTTTCTCAACGCCACCTACACCAAATACAAATTCAACATCATCAAATATCATCTCTGGTATATTGTCTGCTGTTCTATCTCCGCCATTAGCAAAGATTAGTTTATATGCTGTAATTGGGTAATGTGCTTTAACTTGTTTTATAAAGTTTATAGCACTATCGTCATCATCCATAAACGTGAATACTTCGTCAACTACTTCTAAACTGTTTACAATATTAAGTCGTTCGTTCCAAGGCATAAATGCTTTACCTTTTTTACGTTCTAACCATTCATCTGAGTTTAAGCCTACAATAAGAATATCTCCTAATGCTTTAGCGGCTTTTAAATAGGCAATATGTCCGCTGTGTACGGGGTCAAATCCGCCCGTACACAGCACTATTCTAGAATCTGACATTACTGACTACTGTACAAATTAATAACTTCTTTTTTCCATATATCACCATATTCACACTCTCTCATGTTATCAAACCAAGGTCCGCCAAGTGTATAATGTAACACTTTAGGCTTTGTAATTTCTGTTTCTTTATAATGGCCAACTAACCAATTGTAACTATAATCTAATTCACCTATTTCCGAATCTTCTAACCAACTAAACCTATGGAGGTATTTTCCAGTTGTTGTAGGATTATTAACAAGTTCTTTAGTTAACTTTTTATTGCTAGGATGACCACAATTAAACAAAACCATAGAACTCCAGTTTTTACGTGGATATGGCAGTTGCAACTGTCCGTCCATTTTAGTTCCTTCTTTAACATCGTAGTTGTGCTGTACACACATTACAGCAAACTTGTCATCTACTTGGTCAAATACTTCCTGGGCATCAATTAAAAACACCATGTCACAATCACAAAACATAGCCCAACCGTTGTACTCTTGTAAGTGTGGAACTAAGAATCTAGTAAATGTAAATTCTGTACTTCCTAACTTATCTGTATCTCTGGTATATGTACCAGAGTCTCGTAATTCATTTTGCTTTAAAGGAATCACGTTTGTAGTTTTAGATCTATTAAGAATGCTATGCTCACAAACTTGATAAGCAATATCTTCTCTGCTATCCCATCCTATATAAATGTTATTCATTGTCTGTTTTATACCTTTCGTTGGCTTCTGTGGCTAATTTTTTCGCATATTCCATTACTGTCATCCCGTCGGGGTAAACTACTACCTGTTTTATTTTTAACTCCAACTCTGAAATTAAATCAATAAATTTCTGTTTCTCGGCACAATCTTTTAATATACCCTTGTGTATATTCTTATAATTCTCTAACAACAACTCCATAGTTTTAAGATTCATGACCTTTAAATTCTCCGCTACGTCCTGCTATCTTTCTTGGTCCTTTTGTATGATCGTACACTTGTCCTAATACACTTCTACATTGAACATGTCCTTTTTGGTCATCACCGATATTATAGTTTAACGTTGATTTTTCTTTTTCAAATTTTAATCTTACTACGTCCCATATCCAACTATCATGCCATTCTTGTTCATTATACAACATGTCGGAATTATACATTTCTTGTACTGCTTCGGCATACTTTTTAGTATCTGGATGTTTTAAGTTAAAATACAAATAACCACATTCAGTATAATCAGGTCTACCTAGATAAGTCATCATACAATCATCTCTGTGAATATGTTCTTTCATCCATTCAGTATCAACTGGGGCATAAAATACACTATCAGCGTCTATACATATTAATCCATCGGTGTTTCCTTCTTCAATTTGCCTTAATATTTCATGTGTATACACATATACTTTATAACAAAATCTAACAGCATCAAATTTAAAAGTGTCGTTTCTAAGATTTGGAACTTCTCTACTTTTGTTTCTTTCAACAAACTCTTTACATTGTGGTATAAGACTAAATGTATTGTGTGTTTGTACACCAGGGATATCATTTTCACTATACACTATCAACTCAAATGGCCAGTTGTACGTAGACATAAACCTATGAGCATATTCTTCGTATAATCTGTTATTGTAAGTTGTTACTGTTAATATTTTCATATAATTTTAAATTCCTTGTTCTACATTCATTTAAATAATTTAAGTCTGGTTCAGGTATATCTTCATTATAATTTACTTCCAGAAATTCGCCCCTCGCCATAACTTTTACAGGAAAATTACAATTTAAAAACTTTGTTGACCAAGGTGTGTAAATAATAGTTTTTTTACCACACAATGCGGACCAATATGCCCCATGATATGATTGAGTATATACAATTTCTGATTTTTTTATTTCTGTTACAATATTTTCTATTGTATTGTCTATACAACTAATAATTTTATTTTCTCTCCAAAAACTATGGTTGTTAAATGACATGACTTTATTGTGTTTTATAATTAAAAATTTTCTTTCAGTTTCTATCTTCTCATCAAAGATTGGATGTAAACAACTAGCACAAGGAACAATATTATATCTATCTTGTCTATCTCTTATATTAATTTGTTTCTTATCAAGAGTTTTTATTTTATAATTAAAATTATACAAATTATCTTCTATATCTTCTTTTGTAGAGGTTTTATTAAATTTATCATTAATACCTACTGCCCAATAAAAAACTTTATCTACTACTTTAGGATGTTCTAATAACCGTATAAATTTTTGAAAGTTATCATTAAATAAAAGACCTCCTCCACCAACAATTATTTGGTCGTAATTTTCTAAGCCGACGGTTTTATCTAAATCAAATATATCTACCCACTCATCATTTTTATATTCGTCAAAATAATGTTTAGGTGTAGACCACCAATCACCTGCATTGGTTTTTTCTTTACGATTTACAAATAATCTATCTACTGTCATAGTATCCACTTTTTAATTAATCGCCAAGCATTACCATTTCTCATCTCACCTAATGTAAATTGATGATACGATAAAGCATTAAAATATTGTTGTCTATTAGGTTCTTGTTTTAACTCATTGTGATTTTCGATATCCTTTCTGTCAAATGTTATTGGCCTAGAAGGAGCATATCCTGTTGAAAATACCGGAATGCCTTCCTCTGTTGCTTTAACAACTGCTCCACTATTATAAGCAATTACACAATAAGCATCTTTTAAATCTTCTTCAAATGTTGTTTGTCTAATAAGAGGTTCCATCTCACGAAATTCTTTTTCAAATTTTAAACTACCTACCGGAAAACCATATTCATTAACATGTGTTACCGGTGGTTTATATCTAACAATAACTTTTCTATCTGTAACATTTTTCAGCCATTCTAATGTATTGTCTAACCAGTCATCGTCTCCTGTATACCAGGCTGTAGGTTGAGTAGGAGGAAGGACTAATATATGTCCATTGGTATTTAGACGCCACGGTTTAATATTAACGTGTTGCTTAAAGTGTGTATTAAATCTATCTTCGGGGTAGTGCTTTGTTATTTCTTTCATGTTTATACCGTTTCTACTAACACGGTACCAAGAATCATCTGTATGTTTATGCCCTGCTAAAAAATAAGCATGATCTATATGAAGATAATTTAGTGCTTTACGGTATACTTGTGCTGTACCTCTTAAAATGCCGAAACTAGTAAAATAGTCATCACTTGACGAATTAGCAATATCCAAATCAAGTTGATCTAATCTTCTAACTTGACCGTTAGCACCTTCACAAAATAATCTTACGACTTTTCCTGTTGTTTTACGACTTGTATCATAACCGTATACCATTGATTTTTCTATCCATTTGTTGAGTTTCTGCACAATATTTATAGTAAATAGTTTTATGAAAGTGTCTTTCTTCACTAACAATTCAAGCATAGCAGGTAAGCCTGTTTTTAATGCCATGATGGATGCTGTTAGAAAAACTGATACAGTTGTAGAAAATACTCTCGATGCTGATGTGGCAGTTATTTGGAGTTTGTTATGGAATGGGAAAATGGCAGGAAACAGAGCGGTGTGGAGTGAGTTTCACAAGCAAGGTAAACCTGTAGTAGTATTAGAAGTAGGTGGATTAGATCGTAATGTTACATGGAAAGTTGGTATAGATGGTATTAACGGTCGTGCTAATTTTTGTAACAAAGAAAACCTAGACGAATATAGACCTAAAAAATTAGGTATAAAATTACAGCCTTGGAACTTAATTGGAGAGAATATTATTATATGTGGGCAACATCAAAAAAGCGATCAATGGCGGAACTTACCTCATATAGATCAATACTATGAAAACAGGATAGTTGAAATTAGAAATCATACAGATGCTCCGATCTTTTTAAGAGATCATCCTAGACATCAAAGAAGTATTCATTATACAAATGAACTTAATTTAGAGAAAATGTATGGTGTAAAATATACAACTGCTAATCACGTGGAAGGAACATACGATAATTACGATTTTTATAATGCGTTAAAAAACGCCAAATTAGTTGTTAGTGAAAGTAGTAATCCAGGAATGGAGGCCACTATAAACGGAGTGGCGGCTTGGACTGGTCCAGAAAGTTTAACATACCCTGTTAGTGTTCATCCTAAAAATTTAAACAATTTGAGGCCTAATAGAACACAGTGGCTAACAGAATTAGCACACACAGAGTGGACAGTTAATGAGATTGCTGAAGGATTGCCTTGGACTAGATTGTTGAATAGTCTATTAGAGTACCGTCCAACCAACTAAGATATAAATTTTTATTTGAAATATAACCAAACTTGTTAAGTTGTGTTACCATCGATGCCGGTAAGCGATCCATTTCCATTAAATCATATGGCGTAACTTCGTTCAAGTTATAAGTAATATCCGAATTCTTGTATACCACAGCACTAATAAGATTACTGTTTTTTTCTTGCATAAAGTAAGCATCGCGGCAATCATAACCTGCTAACGATAATCCGTAAATTAAATTTACTATGTTAATATCTGTATGGCAATCTGGATATAACCTATAATCAGGCTCGCCGTAAAACATATTGTGAATTTTAGGAACAGTAATACAAAGCATGCCGTCCACGTCTTGTAATGAGTTGATTTGGTGTAATACATCGTAAAAATTCGTAAACTTATGTAAAACATTGTGGCACCAAATTACATCATACTTATTACCGTTTAGATTTTGCCAAAACTCGGTATCTGTAGGCATATAATTTACATTTTTTAAATCTTTAACTTGTTTGTTTATTTCAACAACTCGGCTAATAGCCGTTACGTTAATGTCTAAAGGCTTAGGATCCGTTTCGCTGTAATCCATACGTGTTGCCCACCATTCAGTATCAGCACCATTTCCACATTCTATATCTAAAACAGTACCAATACTTGTCATTAATTCAGATTGTTGATAAATTTGTTCTAAAAATTTTCTAGAGTGTAAACTTCTTGTTTGATTATTGCTTAATAACAGATCCATTTGATATTCCTATTAGTGTTGATTCATATTTGTAATTATCATAATATTCTTTTGCTTTCTTATATTTTGTAATTAGCCTAACTAAATTTGTTTGATTTTGTATTTTATTATAATCGTTACAGCATCGATTCATGTCATCCATTAAAATATTTAATGTAGCATACATCGAACTTTTGTTTCGAGCAACAAATCGATCATACGTTGTGTGCTTAGTGTTATCCCACTCGACAAATAATTTTTTTGCTTTTTTATAAGCTAACATCTTCCATGCCTGCTGTTCTTAAACGAGTTATATGACCTAATTGCCATTGCTTTGCCTCAAGCCCCTTCATAATTCCTAAATATCTATTTCGTAGTAATGCTACTTCGTTAATAAGTGTTTCAAAATCAATAACTTCATCTTCACCATCAACATACTTCTCAGCATCTCTCGTCGACAACGCCCTAGCATAACTTTCTAAATACTTTTTAAAATGCTTATGTCTAATTTTTCGTAACTGAATATTGAGGAAGTTTAGCACAGCTTCAATTTCTTGAAGTTGGCTAAACCGTGTTTCTGTTTGTGCTGGCAATTCTTTTAAATTTGTTTCTATATTTCCGTGAATTGTTGACTCGTTTCTAGCTTCGATTAATTCTTCATTATACGAATCTAAAAAATCTGGGATTTGTCCTAGATCTCGTACAACTTTAGAATACCAACGTTGATTATTTATATTCATTTAATCCTCTAGATCTTCCTCATATTCATCGTCTTCTGGAAATATTTCTTCTTCTTCAAGTGCATCATTAACA